TAGAACTATAATACCAACTTCGCCATTCACACTTGTAACTGGAGCCACATCAGAACCAATCTCCCATTGTGTGTTAGTTAAGTTATACTTTAAAATTGAATTACTAATAGGAGTTAATGTAGAATCTACATCATTTAAGTTTTTCAGTCCACCAAAGGATACACTCGAAGCAATTAATACATTTGTTGTTTCTTCCTCGATGCTAACAGTGTTCGAATCCTCTACAATTTCAATATTCATATTTATCACTCATCAATTGTTATGCTTCTATTTATTTCTACCTTACCCTCTAGTATGTATGATGCATCTAAAGTCACAGGTTTTATAAATCTTATATCATACATGGCATCTGAAAAATCATAAGTAACAGTATCAGTTTTTGCAATGATTAAATATACAATTCCAGATATCGCTTCAGACATATCAATTCCATTATTCGCGATTGTAAGCTCTTGTATAACTGTATCATTATAATATTGCCTAATCTGCATTTTAACTAAGTAATCAGTTAAATTAATAACCGATCCATCATCCTCAGTCAGGGTCAATTTAATTTTCCAGGACTCACCTTGGACAATTGATATATCATAACTTCCTACTTCACTCATTTTCACACCTAATTAAATTACCTCAATAAATAAATAAACCACAGCAGTTAAAAATGTAACTACACCAGCCACAATTCCTGTGTATGCTAATGCCTTTCCTTCTTTTTTATCTATCCAGCTCTGTTGTGTTCTATCCCGTACATCGAGAATCTGGATCTTCTTGCAATGATCCTTTGTTTCGCTTTCTAACTTTACAACCTTACCATTAGTCTTTGTTGCCTGGATCTTCACATCATTGACTTTTGTGTCAATGATGTCAGTCTTATCATGAAGCCTATCAATCTTTATGTCTAAATTTTTTATGTTATCATTAATTAAAAATATTACATCTTTATATGAAATATCATTGCTTTCCATCATACTTTTACACCTTTATACTTTATATCCTTATATCTTTATATTTCTCTATTGCTCCACTATATTCTTCATTTTTATATTAGCTATTCTATCACCGTCATCTAAGTCGGCTACAAAGTACTCGCTTGTGGTATAGGTTGTGTCTTGTACTGGATTAGTTCCTGAACCACCGCTTGGGTCTACTAATGTCCAGTTAGTGTCACCAAAATCACCACCTTTTATGAACACAGCGAATGTATTAGCAGGATAAACAACACTTCCACCTGCTCCTGAGATGTCCGGGAACACACCCTCGCTGGATAGTCGTGCGACTTTTAGTCTGTAATAAGTGTTGTTGTCGATGTAAGATGCTGCTGTTACAAATAAAATAGAAATTCCAGAATTAATTAATGAAAGTTTCTCATCTGAACTTATGTTTATTCTATATCCCCCATTATCTGCTGAGTTCGTATTTGAATCTAAAAATGAAACTGATATTGAATTTCCAGCTCCACCTTTATACAAATCAAATTCCCATTCACCATAGGCTTGTTTGCTCTGTACAGCAGTTGTGCCTGCACTGTCACACTCTAGGTACTTAGTCCCAACCTTCAAGTCTGTAAGCACAGAGTCTGCTATTGCCATTTCATCTGTAAAATAAGTACCAGTGCCAGTTATGAAGGGGTCTTTAGTTCCAACAATGCCATCAGCACCGTCGTAGATCATGTTGTCTCTAAAGTACACCTCTTGAAAGGAATTGTGGTATGCCTTAGCCTGAGTTGGTGTTAGTTCATAATTATAAAAATTCAAGTCAGCAATATCAAATGCACCATAGGATGTATCATTCAGAGCTAGTGTACACGCACTCATATCTACATCAGTTGAGCTGGTAATTACCACATTATGCCAAAGCCCAGCTGAGATTGTATCATTATCACTACCATTAATATAAGCATTATCAAACTCTGCATAGGTTAATGTTCCTGCACTTGCTAGTATTAATTTATCATTAGCTGCACCCTCGAGTATTTGCTCAGTTGTAGTCGCTAGTTTAATTCTGAAAGACACAGACTTTACATTGCCTAGATTTCCTAAAACTTCTTTGTCATCCACGCCATCAAACACAAGGCTGCCTTTGCCATCACTCAATGCACCAGAGATGGTACCAGTATTCCCATTCCCTGAGGTGTCAGTTAGAACACCATCCCCGCTTGGGATCATGTTATAAGATGCTACTAGACCAGTCTCCTTGCTCAGGTCAGCCTGCTTAAGAACTGGACTTGGGGCGTACTTAGTTTCATATAAGTTAAAAGAGTGTTGAAACTCCTCCATTAAATCGTTTCTTTCTTGTGTGGTTAGAAGTGCATCAAAACAAATGATTCTAGCAATATAAGTTTTTGTAGTTGGTGTAACTTCTAGGTCTGTTGAGAAATCTATACCACCACTAAATTGGCTTTCGGACATCTGCCATTCATTCAATACAGCAACATCACTATCTAAGTTATTAACATAATTCTCGGTTAGTCCAGTTCCTGAATATGAACCACCAGTAATTTCGAGCTTATCAGAACCATCATCTAAAAGAATTTTAGTGTTATCTATTGGTTTTATAAACATTATAATGGTCTTAACCCCAGTTAAAGTTACACCACTATCAATATCAGTAGCACTACCATCAAACAGCATAGCCTGACCCTTCTCGGTCTGCTTAAACCCACCAGTACCTGCTGTTAGTGTGCCTTTTATATTACTTACAGTATCTCGTAAACTCCCAAGTCGTGCATCAAAATTAAAAATCATAGACATATTATATCCCTCATAAATTTTTCATAATAATCTTGCCATTTACTTCTATTCCAATTTGTTTTAGCATGACAAACATTACATAAGGTTATTAAATTAATTAATTCATTATTATTTTTATTATAATCTATATGATGAATATGAAGTATTCTTTCTTTATCTGATATTCCACATTCTTGACAAATATAATTATCTCTTTCTCTAATTAACTGTTTTAATTTATTATTCCATTCTTTAGGATAAATTTCAAAAGAAATACCTCCTTTCCATCCTGGTGCATTTTCTCCTTTATATATTTCTCCAAAATGTTTTGACATACAATCTTTAGAACAATAAGGTAAATGATGTCTTACACTTAAACTTCTTTTTATAATACTTTTACCACAATAAGTGCATTCTACTTCTGAATATTTTCGTTCTATTCTATAATTATCATAACACTTTCTATTACAAAAATGTATTGAATGTCTATTATCTTCATTATTAGTAATCAATACTTTTTCACCACAATAATTACACATAACAAGTTTACCAGTGAATCTTATACTATCCACACCAGAAGGTTGAGGATTTTTAATTTGATACTTTTTTTGTGCATCGTGTAATTTTTGTTTAGTTTCGTCTGTCATGGGATTTTCTTCCTTCCATTTATATAAACATTCTTTACAACAAAAATGGTGACTATCTCTTTTACATCTAAATGGTTTCTTGTTAAACCTAGTTTTACATTGATCACATTCTACCATGTTTGCTACTTTATTCATTTCTTTTCACATTTAAACACAAAATTCCGATAGCCGATAACCGATTACCAGATAAAATATTATATTTTTTGAAATATTATGGTACTACTGCACAACGCAGCCCGAGGCCGGTGCTCAAGGTCGAAGGACCATCGTTCAGGAGCAAGGCCAAAGACCCAGCATAAGAACCAGAGCCCCAGGAACCACTCCGCAGGAACCCACGCACTGTCGTTGATGCACTTGATCTATTACTATTGGTGTATATTCTACCCACACCATTGCTTGAGTTGTAATTCCCACGCATAAACAAATCATTCCTACTCAAAGTAGTGTTACCTAAGTCAGTTTCATCTATATATTTTACATCACTATCAGCCTGGTTGTATCCAAACCAATTAAACCCAGCATTATTCTCAGTACCATCATCATTGAACCCATCAGGCTGGTCTTTGCTTTGGATTGTATCACTGCACCAATTCCATACATTCCCTGCAAAGTCCCAAATGCACTGACCATTACTCAAAAATAAAGTACGTCTTTGGTATCCTGAGCTCTGACCAGTTCCTGAGTATCCATCATTATCATCCGTGCTCGCTGCTAGACTGTTTGCTGGAGTTCCGTCATTGTGCCCACTATAAATATAACCAGTTCCCACTGTTCCTGAGCTCCAGTTAGACTTGACATTTTCTATGTTCCTGGCAATGGACATCCATTGTGTGTTTGTAATTAATTGAACAGTGCAAGTTGCAAGGTCTGAGTCCAGTGCTCTAAAGCTATCTTGAAGTGCTGCACACTCTGCTATGCTCGCAGTTTGGGTTATGTTCACCCAGGGAGTTCCGTCTGCCCTGCTCTCTGCCTCATAAGCTGAGTCATAAGCTATATTCCCATCAGCAATACCCTTAATCTTCATATCATACTTAGACACAAAGAAACCCTTAGCGCCTGTTATGTAATCCGCTGGGACATACACAAATCCTTTATCTGCCATTTTCCGCATTATATGCTCTGAGGTTCTGCCTCTGTACTTTCTTTTGTGGTACATCGCCTCTACTTCACCAGGAGTCAGTGTGCCTTGATATATCTCAACTAAGTCCATTGTGCCTAGAAATTCATCTGAATTAGAAAATCTTGAACCAATTAATGTTTTATTGGCACCAGTTCCTTCTATTAAAGTTATTCCAGTTATAATTATTTCATTATTAACTCCTGCTACTGTAGTAGTAGTTGCAACACCATTAACATAAGCAGTCCCACTTTGAGCACTTAAATTTCCAGTAGTTACATCAAATCTAACAAAACCAACTCCATCAACATTAGTCCCTTCACAGGTAAATAAATATCTATAACCTGCAAAACTCGTAGGATTACATCTAATCCTCACACTATAAGTACCATTCAAATCAAGGTCATAATTTATCTTAGAGCTTGTACCATTAAATGTTCCCTTTCCATTACTGAAGTCTACATCGGTTGGTACACCATTATTTATTTTTCTTGTTATTTGTTCTGATTCAAAGGTTTCCTTAAAAATAAGAGAACTACTTATACCATAACGTGATTCTTTAGTCATATTTATTACCCTCAAATATATTATAAATCTTACTAATATGTTCTTTAAATTCTTTAGTCATATTACCACAAATACATTTACATAACCATTTATTACTACCATTATTAGTTTTACCATTTAATTCAATAACCGTTAAATCACCAAATTGTTTTCCAGTTAAATCATGTGCTTTTCTTGGCATATCATCACTTTATAAGTATCATCCAGCGTCATCTGGTCTCCATCGAGTCCGTCATATCAACACTGGGGTTCATTGTAGCTATGCGTTATGCTCAACACACAATGCATAGGTCTATAGATTTATTCTTGTTGAGTATAATGTGCTTTAAGTTCTTCCCAGGTCATGTCGCCCTTGAGTTCATTAAAGACTTCTTCAACTCCCCAGTGTTGGTACACATCAAAGTCTTCTAAAAACTTAACTTGTGTAGTAGGGGTATAATAAACTACAGCACTTATCAGTTCATTAGTATCCACATCATACTCAGCTGGAGTGATAATGTGTTTACCTTTTAGCTTTAATTCCATATCTGACACTAACATTTGTTTAGCAGATTTTACTTCATTATAAATAGCCTGGATATCTTCAACCTTCAAGTGTACATTGCCTGGGTTATCAGTAATATAACTATTCATAATTGTCATTGCGTTAAAGTCATTATTCCCAAAGTTAGCATAACCATCTTTAATTTGTTGCACTATTTTTATTTTTATTGCATCTTCCATATCATTCACCTATTAATATATATTATTTAAGGATACTCGTGATAGTATACCTTTACGTCTGTTGTATTTGCTATAGTATTACCTGAGCTATCCGCAGTTAGTGTAGTACCAATACCATCAAGAATGTCTTGTGATAAAGTACCACCTTCACTTTCTTTAATACCGTTCATATAAATTGTTATACTAGATAACCACCATCTACACAAGACATATATTCAATTGTTACTGTTAGGTCTGTTGCGGTTGCTCCTGTTCCTTGTAGGTCAATTGCTATGGTCTTTGTTGCGGCAAGTCGTACTGCACCAGTCCAGCCTACTTGTTTATCAGCTGCGTCCAGGTTTGCCTGTATAGCATCAGTAGTACCAATAAATTCTACTACTTGATTCACTCCACCCTCAACTGCACAGGTTGTCATATCTGCTGTTTGTGCTGCATCAGCGTGAATTGTCACTGACTTAATCATACAAGGCTGTGTAGTAATTGTTGCAACTGTAGTTACTCCTGCATTAGCTGCTGCTGTAATACTTACTTCTTTAACTTGAATTACACCGTATTCTCTTCTATAAGCAGTTGGGGTTGCTGTTGTCCCGTCCAAGAAATCTTGATTTGTGTCTACTACTGTGTCAATAGTTACTAAACTTGCTGGTATATCAGTTACCACTGCTGTGTTTAAAGTTGTAATTGTAGCAGGAATTGTTGTACCAGTATCTGCAAGAATATCTGTAACATTACTTTGAAGTGTAGTTAATGCACCAGCATCAGGAATTACATCAGTTACTGCTTTTACAGCAGTCACATCACTTTGAAGTGTTGTGATTGTGCCTGGAATTGTTGTTCCTGTGTCATTTAAAATATGTGTAATATCACTTTGAGCTGTTGTAATTGTTCCAGGAATTGTAGTTCCTGTATCTAACACAATTTGCTTAGATACGGCTACTAATGAATCACCCGCAGTTGTGTCAGATTTCTTACCTACTACATCAACAACGTTTACATCATCAGCAGAGTCCTCTGCTGGGACTGCAATCTCAGTTGTGAAGTCGGTCTTAGTTAATTGATTTTTCATTCATAATCACCCTTAATAACTCTTTATTATATTATCATTTATAATATTAATACATTTATCTATATTATTTATTATATCATGTTCCCAAAATCTTAATAATACCCAACCACATTTAAATATATATGCATTTTTAGATTTATCACGATTTTTAACATCTGTTCTATTATGCCAATAATCACCATCACACTCAATTATTATTTTATCTTTAATAATAGCAAAATCACAAACAAATTTATTCTTAAAATTATATTGATGTATATAATTTATACCACACTTTTTTAATTTATTTTTCATTATAATTTCTATATTAGTATTTATTTGTTTATATTTACCATTAATTAAGTTTTTAATAGTTGCATTTCGCATCAATTGCTTTGATGCCTCAGTGTGTTTTTTATCTTTCATACCAGAAACTCTACCAGTCATTATTTTACTTTGACGTGCTCTTTGTGTTAATGATATAATTTTACCTTTATGTATTTTACTTATCTTTTGTTTAAAACTTAATGATTTGGGTCTTCCTTTTAATGTTACACTTATTTTTTGTTTAACACTTTCAGGCATAGATTTTCCTTTCAACCAATTATTAGCACCAACTTTCAATTTTGTTTCTTCAGAAAGATGTTTACCTAAACGTGATTGTCTTAATTTTTCTTTAGAAACATCATTATGTCTAAAATATATAGGATGACCTTTTTGAAAACCTTTAAGTCCTTTTGTCATATATCATTACCAACTTTTTCTCTGTTTTATGATGAATGTATTTGTAGCACCATTATTGATTACTTTATACCTATAATATTTATAGTTGAGATTATCAAAGTCCCATGCAAAGGTTAAAGTGCCATTAGTCACAGCCATACTATTCACTGTGCTGTCGTTCTCTGCATCATAACCATAAATTGAAATCCAATCCCTGTTAGCTGCAGTTGCGTCTTCGTCATTTGTGGCTTCAATGGTCATTGTAATTACACCATCACCGTCAATGAACTTACCAGTCACACTTAGATTCTTATAACCATCCATTGTTGAACCACTTGAGCTTGGGTAGTAGTTTGTTGCAGCTGCCACGTCTGTGGTGTCAACTACCGATTCTGTTACATATCTTGCATAAGCTGGGTTCTGCACACTATTCTTCTGTACATCTAAGCCATAATCCATACTCACTAATGGAGCATTGATTCCTAGTTCATAAACATCACCACTTGCGAATGGTGTGCCTGCACCGTTAATTGTTAATACGCCTGAGCTAATTGTTAATGTTACTCCATTCAGACCACTCACATAATAAACTGCACCACTTCCTGCGGTTGGGATTATCTTAACATATACTAATTGTGCATTGCTTGTTATGGCTGGATAATCTCCAGTTAGTGTGGCTGTTACATTAGAAGTGTACGCAATTGCTCCACCTTCAGTTCCTACTCTGAAATTAGCAAATGGAATTGGTAACTCAGCGTCTAAGCTTGCATCTACCTTTAGCTTGCCTGAGCTTGTGTATTGTTGGATTACTCTATCACCATCAGTAAAGGTTGGGGCTGTAGCATTGTACTGTCCACCAATTGGAACTGGATAATCTGTTCCTGGATAAGCTGCATTATCTGCTACTAAAGCTACACCAGCGATTGAGCTTACATCACTTTTTAATGAATTAATAGTTGCTATAATATCTACTTCACTTGTGCCATCTGTAAGTGTTACAAAACCTGGTCTGGCTGTTGCGTCCATAGTTGGCATTGTGTTAGTACCATCTGTTATATATTGATAACCTGCTCTTCCTACAGCATCCATTGTGTTTGCAGTGTTTGTGCCATCTGTCAAATAAAAATAACCAGCTCGACCAACAGCATCAAGAGTAGGCATATCATTAGTTCCATCAGTAACATTTACATTTAATGCTTTCTTAGATCCTGTAGACTCTACTACAACCTCAGTTGTACCATCAGTTATGTTTGTCATTTGTGTTTTATCAGTAAATCTGCTTGTGCCTCTATACACAATCTCGAATTCATCAGTACTCAATGGTAACGGTGTACCAGGTTCTTGATTCGCTATTATAATTTTTAAAGTTGTAGCAGTTACAACTGCACCTTTAGTGTTATAAACCCAACCTTGAGTTTTATTTTCTACTTTAATTATATCTTCTAACACTAATCCTGCTACACTATCAAATCCAATTATATCTGTGTCATCACCTAGATTTGTAGTTGTTACATAATAATCATGCCCAGAGGCCTCACTCATCTCTGCTGTGATAGACATAGAGTCTACGGTTACAACTGCATCAACTGGTAACGGATTTGTGGCAGTTGCCATGTTTATTCCGTCTTTTCCAAGAACTAGAGTTTTCTTAACACCACTGGAATAATCCTGTGTTCCAGGAGTGTCTGTTTTTTTTGCCATCTTTAATCACCATTTTTTTTATTTGAGTATACATACCCATAGGATTATGAATCCCAATATAAATTGTAAATATTAATGCTATATATTATATATATTTAACATAATTTAATTTATAAATATATTTAATATTTTATTACTTTTTTACTTTTTCTTCTGATTTAAGTGCAATATTCTTCTTAACTTCTTTTTTTAATGGTTCTTTCTTTACTTCTTCTTTAACTTCTTCTTTAACCTCATTCTTCAATTCTTCTTTAATTTCTTTCTTTATTTCTTCTTTAATGTCTTCTTTCTTTTTAATTAAAATACCTTGCTTAACTAAGCTTTTTAGTTCTATGCTTTTATTATAAAAATCATCTTTAATCTCTACATACTCAGGTTGTTTTTGTTTAATCCAATCCCTGAAAAAAGACTCACCATTTACTGTTGTTAAAAATGTGTTACTATAATTCTCATTCAATTTTAAATTTACCATGTGTATATTCACCTAATTCCCTAATCCTTTTATGCATTCTTTTATAACAAATGATGCAAACGAGGTATGGTATTCACATCATTTATTATAAAAATATTAATCGATTTAAACAAACTTAGCTGAGCCTCTGAAATAAAATAGACCTTTTCTTAAGATTGTTGCTGATGTTGGTAATGCTTGAGTTGATAAACTTGTGAATGTTCTGTTTCCTGCTGTTCCAGTTGCTACAACTGCTGTTCCTGTTGCTGCGGTTGTACCACCGTCACCACCAACTCCACAACTTGAACCAACTGCGAATACATCATCCCAATCACCAGTTGCTCCACATAAACAATCTACCCAGATGTTTCCTCTTAGTAATACAGGTACATTAACTGCGTCTGCTGCACCATCTGAGTTGTCTACACCTGCTACTACAATTCCATCGATCTTTGCATCATTAGCTGCAACTGCTGTTACTCTACCAGCGGTGTCTATTGTGACAAAGTCACCATATGTGTATTCTGTTGATGCTAATGCTCTGAATGTCTTTATTATTTGGTCGTTTGCACTACCAATCTCTCTATGTGGTGTTGTTACGTATGTTGTATCTGATGTAACTGCCATTTATTATCTTTCTCCTTGCGGTTCTTCCACAATCTTTATATTACTATCTTAGTCATAAAAATTCTTTTCCCATGACTTCATTGATGCATTAATTTATTACTTTAATCATAATCATTTACATAACTATGATGATACTGTATGCACTGTATATTGAATTGTTACTGCTGGTGTCTGCATTGTATCAGCTTTTACAACTATTTTATTGGTTACTGTGTCAATTGAATATACATATACACCAAATCTCTGTCCTGCTGTTGTCATTGGTCTTGTTGTTCCACTAATTGAAACAACAACAATGTCTGTTGCTGCTAAGGATGAAATTGTGCCCGATGTTATGCTGGCATAATCCCCAGGTCCACTCGCTGCTAAGGTCAAAGTACCTGTCCATCTTTCTACACCTACTCCCAAATATTATCACTCCTTTTATATTTTTTTTCTAAACTATGTTTAGTATTATTTTATTGATTCTATAACTTTTTTAAATAATTCTTCATTCTTTATTTTTACATCAATAATTTTTACATTATATCCTAATTTCTTCAATTCTTTTTTTCTATAATTATCCTTTTCTATTCTATCTTTTTTAGTATGCCAATAACCATTAATCTCAATTATTAAATTTTGTTTTATAATATAAAAATCACAAACAAATCTATTATCAATTGATTTTTGAAACTCATATTGTATATTATTTCTTTCTAATAATATAATAAATAATAATTCTGGTTTTGATGCATTATCTAATTTTTTTATTCTTTCTGAATTTATTAAGGAATATTTCATTTTTTCAATTTGCTTTATCTTTTTTTCATTATTATTAGGATTGCTCCAATATTTTTGTCGCCCTATACTTATTTTTCTACATCTTTCTGGATTTCTTAATGATGTAAGTAAATTTTTATATGAATCTGATTTTTTCCATTCTTTACTATGCTTTGTTTTACTTTGTGATATTGCATATTTTTTTACAGATGCACTTGTTTCTTTAGTTAATCCTTTATTCCAAGCAACTTTTCCTTTACGATATTCACTTATTTTTTTTCTTATTTCTTTTGATATATTACTTTTTGATTTTTTGATTTTTTCTATTGTTTCTTGTGAATGCTTTTTACCTTTATTCCAAGCAACTTTTCCTTTATGAGATTCACTCATTTTTTTCCTTGATTCTAATGAATTTTTTTTACCCTTTCTTGGGGATATCCTACCTAATGCTCTTTTACTCAATTTTTCTTTTATTTGATTAACCTTTTCAATTGAAAAACATTCACTTAATTTCTTTCCTTTATTCCAAGCAACTTTTTTCTTCTTTTCCATATATCTCAAATTAAAAAAATAAATAAATCAAAGAGAAAATTAATTCTCTTTGAAGTTTATGCAATGATCTAACTTGTAATTTTTGCGATTGCATAAGGTCTTATGATTGCAAGAACTTCTGAAATTAAGGCAAGAATTTCTGTGTCTGGTGAACCTGGTAGTCTACCTTCGAAGAATTCGTGCTCAGCTTCTTTACAAAGCATTCCAGCATTCTTAGAATCTAATACTAATGCATATGCACCTGTTAATAATGGTGTTTCCCAAATTGTACAATCTAAAACTCTCATTGGTGATAGAATACCCATCTCTGATTTTTGAACTCCAGAGTTTGCGTTCCCAGGGAACATAGATTTTTGGAATGATTCGTCTAACACAATGTCATTGTAATATGTTGCACTTACAACGAAAAAGTTTGGATAGAAATTGTACTTAACTCCATTGCTTGCTGCTGCATCTCTAATTGCAAGTCTTGCTGCTAAGAAGTTTGCATAACTTAATCCACCAGTTACTGTAGTTCCAGCACCAGTTGCTAGACCATTTACGATGTTAGAAATTCTCTTTCTTACTAATGCATCCTTTGCATTTCCAAGTATATAATTCATTAATGAACCCATACCTCTCTTTCTAACTTCCCAAGTAATCTTTGTTGATGCAAGATATTTCTTTGGTGTAACTGTGATTGGATCCACACCCTCTTCGAAGTAGCCTACTACGGATCCTTCTCCGATCTCTAATGCGATTGTTGGTTCTCCTCTTGGTATTTGGTATGCACCATATCCTGAGTTCTTAATCATATCATCATTGATATATACTAATGCCTCAGCCATTTGAAGTTCCTTATCACTAATCATTGCTGTTTGTATGATTTGGTGTAATAGAGTAGTATATGCACCTGTATTATTTGCTACAGTTTGTCCATCAGATTCTTTTAAATTAAGACTCTCTTTCAGGATTTTACCATACTTAGGGTCATTACTTAAAGCTTCCTTGAATAAACCATTAATATTGCTTGCTAATTCTGTGTTTACAATATCATACTTTGGTGCTACATACTTTTCTACTTTAAATTTTGTTTTAAAAACATTACTTTTTTCTGTCATTTCTGATTCCTCCGATAAAAATTTATATTTTTAGTCTGTCATTTACAAATCCTGCAAATGCCTCTTTATAAGTCATTTCAGGCTTTGTTGTTATTGTCTCTTTCAAGCTTTGATTCAATTTCGAACTCTCTGTTTTTGGTGGGATTGGGGCATTAACTTTGTCCTTATCCTTATCCTCTTTATCCTTATCCTCGTCAGCTTCTTTCTTAGTATCTTTTGTAGAATCTTCTTTACTATCTTCTGATTCTTTAATCACTTTATCTTCAACAGTTTTTTCTTCAGGAACCACCTTATCATCTGCATCCTCAGACTCAGTCAATTTCTTTTCTTTGTCTTTGTCTTTGTCTTTGTCTTCTTCTACAGCTTCTTTTTTATCTTTATCTAAATCCTTGTCATCATCTAGAGCTTCCTTTTTTATGGTCTTGTCCTTTGGAACTTGTTCCTTAGGAACTGGTTCCTTTGAATCTTCGTCCTTTGGAAGTTTAGTCTTAATCATGTCTAATTCTTCTTTTAAAGATTTATTGTCATCCTTAATTAATTCTAGAGCTTCAACAATTTTTGTCATGTCATCATTATATTCTTCTTTCAACACATTATCTTTCTTTTCTGTGTCCTCATTTTCTTTAATGACTTCTTCGTCTTGCTTAGGCTTAGTAACTTTATCAGGATCTTGGTATGTTTCTTTCTTTATTTTTTTGTCCATTATTTCATCCTCCATATTGGAATCGTTACTGCTATCTTTTTTCATTATTGTCGGAGCTATTGCTCCAGATACATTCGCTGTGTTGATGTCTTCTTTCTTATTCTCATTACTATAATAAGCATTATCTTTTTTCAAATGATCAATCACTAACTGCTTGATCGCGGTATCCTTCAATTCTGGGTGCTCTCCTTTCTCGATCTTGAATCCCATATTGAACTCGTCATTGTAATCCTCAATAAATTTATTATTTTTATAAGCCTCTGCAATTAAAGTTTCAATTGAAGTTTGGTCATACCCAGCGACATTAACTCCACTTGCTTCAAGAATATCACTAATATATGCTCTTTCATATTCCTTACCATCTTTAAATTCAGGACTTACTTCTGAAGCATTCAATTGAATACTTACTTTATTTATAAATCCTTCTACTACATCATTATAATATTGTGAACGTGGATTCAATTTGGATTTATAATACCACCCCGCGATATTTTCACCCTCATCATCTTCTTGAAGCCAAGAATCTACAAACTTACCAACTGGTCTATCAGTAGTTTCTAAGTCATGATTAAATAACATTGGTTTCCCAATCAATTCTTTATAATGATCTTTAATTGAACCCCAATCGTATAAAACTTTATTTCTTGAAACCACATCCTTTGGAAGTAGTAATCCTTGAATATATGTATCTTTATTTTTATTTTCTTTTAATAAAGAAAATGTATCATTAGAAATATACCAACCTTTAATATTCGTTAATCCATTCACCATAAAGTTTCACCATTTATTATATATATATTATTTAAATAATTAACATTTTTAAACATATTTAATATTTTTAATTATTTATATTTTAATCTCATTCTTCGAAGTGCCTATAATCTCGTTATTATTTATATGAATATACATTTTTGTGCTTGTGTCATATATAACTTCTTCATTATTATTCTTTTTAATAATCCTAATATTTTCTATGAATGATGCATTATTGATTGATTCCTTCTTTATATATTTTCCTAGTAATCTATATATCAAATATGCAATTGCACCGACCATGATAGGATTCTTGATCTTCCCACCTAAAAACATTCGAATATCACTCAATAACGCCATGTATTATCATTCCTTTTTATCTTCTTTTTTATAGAACTTCTTCCAAATTTTTAATGTATTGCTAGAATTCTGAACTGCTTTTAATGACATGGACTTTTCTGGTTCAAGCTTCTTCTTTAATCCCTTGTATGTCTCTTTAATAATATTTTTATAATTCTTAATTATATTCTCATGCCCAGCAATTAGTCTATCTAAGTATTCTATTGCGAGTTTAGATTTATTCTTATCATTTATGCTTGCTAAGAACTCCTCTGATTCCTTCTTTCTTTTATCAATGTTCGCCTTTGCAACCTTCTTTTGATTCTTCGTGTACTGATCAAATGCACTAACAAATTCCTTAGCTCTGGCATTCAGGTTTGTATTCGATTCCACAATTGCATTCACATTACTCTGTCCGAGTTCCTGGACTAGCACATGCTCAAACACATAGTCCCCTTTTTTATTCTGACTTATGTTCTTTTCATTCTTTAATACTTTAAGACTCATATTCATTCTCCTTTATTTCTTAATTTAACTTTTATTTTTATCAATCCATTTAATCATATTATCTAATGATTTTGAGGACATTGTATCATTAACAGTTGATGCCCAATATAAATTGTTGTCATCTTTATAAATTCTTATTCCATTATGATTCATTACTTCGTCTAGCTTCTCTTCAAGATTGTCTTCTGTATTGTCCTTAATTCCTTCTGTCAGTCTATAATTAATCCCCATGTTCTTAAGATTGCCTAAGAACTCGTTAATCTCTCTTTTCAATAAACTCTTGTTATCATTGAAATCTATCTTACCATTGTCTTGAAGATTCAATCCGAAGTCGTTACATGTCTGTCCAAGCTTAGCCTTAAGCTTAGGTATGTTATAAGCCCCAACCAACTGAATCGATGATTCCTTTTTGTTTAAATTGTTCAATCTCTCTTTATAGGATTCTTTTTTTAAGTTTTTAGGTGGAAAATATAAGATTTCACCATCATTTAAATCTTTTACTTTTATTTCATCATTAGAAATTTTAATAACTTTATATCTATATTTCTTACCCATAGGACTAATAACAACATCACCTACTTTATAATCAAACTTTCCAAAATCAAAATATTCTCTCAAATTACTTAATCTCTCTTTGTAGGATTCTAAAGTATAAGGTGAACTCGTTCTTTTCATTTTATCTTTATAAAAATTAATTATATCAATCAATGTTTGTTTTGATGCTGTTGAATTTTTTAATTTATCTAAAATTTCATTATCAGATTTTCCTTGCTTTAACATTGATGCTATAATTTGATCCTCTAAAGCTTCTTTCTTTATAAATTTCTCTTTCAATTTTTGTAATGCTTCTTTTTTAGTTCCGCACTTCTCGTCATACTCGGATTCATCATTCCATTCTGAATAGAAATAGTTCGCTTCGCTCTTCTCTGCATCAGATAAATCACTGAAGTTCTTTTTAAACTTCTTCTGTGATACATCGTCAAGTGTTAATACCTCTGTGTAGGATTCTTTTTTCAATTCTGAGTCATAATATTTATCAGTTCTTATTATTCCACCAGCTGTTTTATACTCAACCTCAAATGAATCTGATCCAATTTTCTTTTTAATTGTACCAATTCTCTGAGGAAAATCAGAACCAACCTTTACTTTATCACCAACTTCTAATGCCTCTTTGTAGGATTCTTTTTTTGATTTTATTATTTCAAAATCTTTTATTTGTCTATCTTTTGCAAATCTCTTTACTTCTTCTTCAGAATCAAAAGGACCTCTTTGAAAAGTTACACCATCATCTTTATATTTTATTTTAAAACCGCTTGGTAAATAAGCTTCTCTGAAGTTATTCAATTTCTCTCTGAATGATTCTCCTAAGTAATTGTTCATTCCGTCGTTAATTATATACTCATCAACTGATGGGTACTTAGTTAGCATCTTCTTCTTAACCTCTATCTTAGGCAAGCCACTCTGGAATAATTCGTTTATCTCTTGCTGTATGTCACCCATAATAGATTCTTTTATGCCTTTTAATCTCTCTTTGTAATTCTCTAATTTCACACCAAAATTTTTTACTAACTTAGTTACTTCATTTGGATATAACAATTTCAAATTCTTTTTAATTACTATACTTTGTTCACTATTATCTTTATCTTTATATTTATTATATAAATTCATGCCTAACAATAAATCATTCTTACTTACTTGTTTCATAATTATATTGATCTGATCATCATTTAATTTATTATTACTCATAAATTCTTTTAATCTCTCTTTGTAATTCACATTTTCACCTTTTTAAATAAATCCTTTAACTTAGGCTTAGTATTAATCTTATCTTTCTTAACTTCTTTCTTGACTTCTTTCTTAACTTCTTTCTTAACTTCTTTCTTAACTTCTTTCTTTTTAGGCTTTAAGCTCTCTATGTGCTCCGACCATTTTTTTTGGAAATCATCAGGTCCTAAGCCTATAATAATTTTGCCTGTTAATTGGCATTTCTCTTTTATGTATTCATTATCCATTATTTTTCACCCTTTACTTTTTTTACTTATATATTTATTTGATTATAATATGATTCTTTAAATATATTTAAAAAATCAATTTTATTCATTTTATTAATTTGATGTTCCCATAATCTTAAAATTTTATATTCTGCATTTTTCAATTCAATATTTCTAAATTTATCATTTTTTGTACCTAATGGATAATTATGCCAATAATTTCCATCACATTCAATTATCATATTTAAATCTTGTATATAAATATCACATTGATATTTATGTTCTATATTTAATATTGGTTTATGCTTAATAAATGGAATATTTAATTCTTTTAAAATAATTTGAATCTTTTTTTCTATTGAAGTTTCCCATGTATGTTTTTGTAATAATCTTGCTTTTTTTATTTTTCTTCTTGCTTCTTTCGTAACAATATGACCTTCTAAATTATTTGCATATTTATTTACTCGTAAATCTGTTTCTTTTGTTAATCCCTTATTCCAAGTAATATTTCCTTTATGAGAATCACTTAATTTTTTTCTTGTTTCTTTAGAACATATTTTTCCTTTATTTGCAATACCAATTTTTTTCTTTTGCTCCTCTGACATTTTTTGTCCTTTATTTGGTGAAACTCTACCTTTTAATGATTTATGTACCTTTTCTTCATAAGATTTTACATCTTTATAAAATAATTTAGAACTTTTACCTTTCCAAATACATGATCTTGATAATCCTAAATCTTTATTTTTTAAATTAAATTTGTTTGTATATTCTTTAATAGTCATATTATGTTTTTTTAAATGCTTATGCGTAATACTTTTAAAACATTTCCCACAAATTTTACAATATAATTTAATATCCATAATTATTTCTTCTTTTTTATTTTAGTTTCTTCAACAAGTTCCCCAGTACAAAGGCAACGATTAGCCCAACCCATCCACTCAATTTTTTTATCTACCATATCTTTAATTTTATACATTTTACCATGCTTATTTATATGATATATTCTTGGATTTTCTGATTTATTATGTCTCCAAATTACATCTCTATATCCATCATTATATGATTTTTTTAACCAATTATACATTTTCTTTGCATGCACGTTCGGTGTGGAGTCCTTGACGTCCTTGTTCTTTTCCTCTAGGACTTTTTCTTGAAACGCAGCAGCAGGAGATTCTTCTTTCACCTCTGATTGATCAGACTTAGTCTGTTGTTCTTCATTCTCTTCAATTTTATTCTTCTCAGAATTTTTAATATATGGATTATCAAATTGCTTGTATTCATTCTCATCCATACCATACTTCTGTTGTAGCAATGCATTCCATTGAGCTTGGAATAGATCTCCATTCGTAATAATCTCGTATCCTAGTCCCTTAAGTAACTGATTCAGTGTAATTGCATTGTTGTTATACAACTGTATTATTGATTCTTGTGTGTCCTTAGAATCATCTAATGTAACCTCACCGAACTCGAAGGTTGCATCCTTTAGCTTAGGATCTTGCTTCATTACGTGCTTTAGAATATTTTTATTAAGTAACTTAATATATTTATTTCTCTTATTCTCTAGACTTAATTCGAAAGGTATCTTCGCATTCGTGCTCGATGCATATGTGACTGTATCACTCCACGGGGTCATGAATGCTGGAGTTAATCCTGAACTTACTTCCTTTCTATTATACTCTAATCCATTCGGCATCTCGTTGAACTGAGTTGGTGTGATCTCTGTGCTACCAATTTTCTTGTTTATAATTACATGCTCCTCATCCTCTGGGGAGTTTAAAATGTCAGTTATAGTCTTTAGCTCTGTTGGATCAGGTCGGTCATTCTCGTCACCGACACTGAATATCTTCTTTCCGAATGCCATGAACCGACTCGCGATCGCGTAATTCTTAAGTATCTGTGTGATGATCTCACTCGAATTAATTGTGGAGGCTAGATAGCTTCGACCATAATAACCATATCTTGATAATCCGATCTTCATATGTATCAAGTCATCCTCTTTCAAGCCGACACCATAAACAGTCTCCTGCCAAGCAATACCATTTTTGACATAACTAATTAAATACTGCTTAAGAACCATGTCACCATACTTTCTAAAAATATATGGAACTTGATAAATCCAGAACTCGTTTTCTTTATTCGCGACCTGGGCGAGATTATAATACACCCTAGAAGAATCTGGTGAGACCTTAAAGTCGTTCATGTACTTTATACCACCTGTAATTGTGTCCCATACTGGTTCGATCCAGCTATTCCCACAGACCTCGCATTGAGTTATTATATTTTGAACTGATTCTGTTACATGGTCCCTTTGCTCGAGCCATTTACCAAACCAATCATTTGTATACTTATCTTTACTCGTAATCTTAATCTCGTTTCCTGTGATGAACAACACAATCTGATTCACACCAGAGTTTATATTCGGGATGTCCTCATAATTCTCTAAATTCCTCTGAATCTCATAATGAGGTGTTCTCAAGGAATTTTTAAATAAAGTAGTTCTAAATGTATATGCACCAAGATCTGAAACAGTAAAGTTCTTTTCCTTTAAATTCTTCTCGATCTCGTCCACTCTATATGCTTTAGAATAAGCCCTGTTACTAGACTCCTTACTAATAGGCTTAATATTCTCGGTTCTAATACTATTATCTCTAAATAATTCTTTAATTCTCATTACTAATCACTCATTTTCTTACTTTATTTATTTTAATAAATGAATTTTCTATCTTCAAATATACTAAATACCCAAAAAAACCGATTACAAAAGCTTTAAACCAAGGCATATAGAACATAAGAATGAAAAATACGAAAACACCAGTCAAATTGAATACCTCTATGTTAGATATAACTTTAACTAATTTCCTAATAAATAATATTAATTTACTTTTGAATGTCAAATTCCTAGTAAATATAGTCTTAACATTCTTCTCGACATTTTTAATTTTTTTCAGGATTTTATTATTCTGTTCTTTATTCTGTTCAGAATCCCTGAGCTTTCGAATATCATCAAGTTTACTCATTCATTACCACACATTTAATTAGAATATCCCAAGAAGGGATAATTACATCAAAAACATATCAATGTTGATGTAACTATATTTTACGCAATTCATATATTATGTATTAATTACAAATATATTAAAGTTATTAATATTTATAAATATATTTAATATTTTATCAAAATTTATGGTATTATAGCTTAATTATATACATTTTATATGTTCCTTTTATTGTTTTATTAAATTCCATCCTGAATCCCTCATTACTACACATCACATTTTTATTAAACCCATTCGTGCAGAGATTCTTTTTTATGTACCATAGCAACTTATCGACTAACATACTTGTCAGTCCGATTTTGTACTTAATCTGTTCTCGCGTGATGATGTCATTAGGCTTCATGCAATCAAGAACATCGTCCTTGAATTTATTATAGATCACATTTTCTATTTTCATAATATATACCCTCCAGTCCATTATTATTATGATTAAATAAATATAAAATATAATATAGGACTTAAAACAAATTGTTCATTTTCGCCTTTGATACGAGTTTATACATCTTCAACTTCTCTTCGATTGTAATCTCTTTATTCTTAATATCTACATCTTTCTTGCTTTCTTCAATCCTTGCCTCTCTAGATAACTGATTCCCGATCAATATACCAGACCCTGACATCAGGCTGTTTAGATTCTTAGGCAATAATGCATGAGCATTAGATATTGTAGTGTCTCCATGCGCCATGTCATCAGTCAAATCCGATTCGACCTTCTCGAAGTTATAATCATACTGCCAACCACTGAAGTGCATTAACTGCACACTATCCCGAAGATAAGTCACTTTCTTATTCATTTGCTTTTCGAGTTGGTTTGTATGCAGATATTCCTTAATCCCGACTGATTGTTTTCTATTTATCTTAATTCTATTCCCACGAACCACACGCACATGATGAGGGAACAACTTCTTTAAGTAATTAGACAACTGCACTCCTAGTCCATTTCCATCAATGTTCATCATTTCCAGACCGAGTGGCATGAAATGCTCAGACAAGTCCTGACAGACATCCTGCATGTAAGTCAAGTCCACACCTATTTTGTAATATAACCCCTCTTGGTTATAATTTATGTCATCGTCATTGAACACAGAAATAGAAAACATATCATTCGAGTACGCGGGATCGATGCCAATGTGCCATTTGCCTTGCTTATTCGGCCATTGGGATTTATCTAGACTGAATCGATCCTCGCTATTCAAAAAGAAGTTCTTATTATTATTTAATAAATTATCACGAATGAATTGTATGTCATAAAGCTTGTCGGTCTCGTCCACAAGCATTGCCATGTACTCTTCCTTGAACCGATTCAGATTCATTCTTCGTCTTTTTTCGAGCTCAACAAGAGTAAGCCAAGGCACTATAGGGACAAGATCTTGCTTTGTTAGATCTTCATTCAGATTCACCTTCTTCGGATCCAATGCTGGCCACTTTCGTATTATAAACCCAGAATCGAAGCCTGTGTTGTTAAGCATCTCTATATTCTCTAACCAAAGATTGAAGCTCGTGAACCTACCTTTCCTTGTAGTCCCATATGTAAGTTGCAATGCCTTTTTCCCGATGTTCTCTCCGGATATAGTAGCACCTCTGGATGCGTCCTGCATTGCGATGTCTATGTTCTGGAACTCAATCTCGAAGTTACAATTATGTGAGAGTAACTTCATGCCACTAACTAAATAATTATGATTATTTTCTACTTCAAAATTATATACTACTCGCCTTTCATTCTTTATAACAATATCTTTAATTTTATATATTTTATAATTATTTTTATTTATTTTTATTTCTTTATAATCATTATAATCTTTTGACAATTTATACTTCATTGAAGGAATAATATATGGTGATATAATTTTACTTAACTTTAATGCATTTTTTTTATTGAATTTTATAAATGCTTTATTGCATCTTTTATCTTTTAATAAAACAACATCAATATCATATTTATTTTTAAACCAATTCTTAATCAATATATTTTCTGCATATGAAAATGAATGAGTTGCTAATGTTGCTCCCCATATAACCCTACAACCATCATCCATAAACCAATATGCTAATGATATGTCTGTTAATTTATTTAAATAATTACTAGAAATAGTCTTTTTATTCTTTATATATAATTTATTATATACATCTTTATATTCATTACTAATTTTTGAATATGCCTTTATAACATTACCACCAAAGGATGTCTTTTTTACTTTTTCTTTTTTTAAATTGAATATATCCACAATATGATCTAAATATTTCATTTGCTTTATTGAATGGCATGTTGAAAATATTGCAGACTTATATTTATTATATAATGAAATATTTCCATCACCTAATAAAACACCATACAATATTTCTAATTGTATCTTATTTAATTTATATGAATTCTTATTTGTAAATGATATTAAATTATCATTTACTTTAAATTCTGAAATTGGTTTTATTTTAAATGTATCATCATAAAATGGATGAGTATCAGTGCACTTTATTGAATAACCTTGATTATGCATTTTAACATAATAAACATTACCATTATATGTTCTTTTATTTTTATGTACTATTTCCTTAAATTCTACTTTATTATTATTTAAGTTATAACTTGCTAATTTATAATTATCTATATTTTTATAAATACCCGAGCATACTACTACTCCTTTATTGGTTACTAATTTTACATTACCTAACAAACATTCGTCATTAAATCCATAATTAATTCTTAGTCCTCTGATGTTCTCCGAGGATCTCGAGCTCGATGGATACCCAGTGATTGTCACATCCCTATCCGGGATCGTGATCTCATGTGCAGTAAATCTCACGAGCTTATTATTAAATGGCCAATAAATCACAGACCCATCGTCTTGTGTGTATGTTAATGGTGTCATTTTCTCGATTATTTCTTTCATCTCTTTACTAATAAGCTCCATGACTTTTTTATCATTGATTCTAACTATTGGAGCGATCTGATCTTTAAATTCATAAGTATTAGTACAAAATCTAATTACACCATCTGTGGTTAGTGATGTATTTCTAGACTTAATTATTACTTCAGAAAGAGCATTATATTGCTTTATCACTAAATCATCTTTATGAAACTCGGCTTGATGATTAGTTAGTTTAATTGGTCCCCATGTACCATCTGGGTATTTTACTTTAAAAACAGACTCTATCATTTTCAGATAGACTTCTTCTTTTTTTGTTACTTCCGGTGCAGGATACCAGCTCGGATAAACCGATTGCCATATATGATAATCACTAGGACTATCATTCACGCTTGGCATCTGTTTATCACTCCACTAAAATATAAATATTATATAAATATTATATAAATATATTTTATAGTAAATAGGTTTATAAAGGTATTTAATATTTTAAAAATTAGACATTCATGTTCTATTTATTCTCAAGCCCCTGAACGGACTCGAACCGCTAACAATTTCCTTACAAGGGAAGCACTCTACCATTGAGCTACAAGGGCAATAGTGGTATATATTAAATTTGTTTGTTCTTCTTTTCTTCAAATTCTTTAATCAGTTCTTTTCTTTGTTCATCAGTTACCTTATTTCCTTGCATATGTATATACAATTCCATTGAGTTATCTGATTCAATATTAATCTTCTGTGGAATATAAAACAAGATTTGTTTCATTACAATCTTATCCTTATATGTATACTCTTTAATCGTAATTGGCTTAGACTTATATGTTTTATCCCATTGATCTTCAATCTGTTTAGGATCTGCAGTCCTACAATCAAGATAGGATACCATATAACCATCTTCTTTAATCTTATTTGCTATGTCTTGTATATTCTTATTCATTCCTTATCACTCCTATTTAATATTTATTATTATCATTCCAAGCTTTCAATTCTTTTTCTAACTTCTCAAGTCTATCCTTCTGCCAGAGGATGATCTCCTTTAGAAAGTCCTCGTTATAATTATCCAAATCCATTATATAAAAATGTGGCTTTTCATTCATATTAGTCATTCTTCATCAATCTCCAGAAGTTCTAAAACTTTATATAATATTTTATATTTAGTTCTAGCTTCAAATGAAGAAATACCTTTTTTAACTTCATCTTTATCTATTTCTGCTGATGCATGTTCTATAGCAACTAAATCCATTTCTAATCTTATCTTATTAACTAACTTATCCCTCTTCACATATCCTGCTTTCTTATACTCTGACTCTTCCATGTCATTATATGCTTCTGTTAATGCTTTTTTATCAATAATATCTGAATTTTTATCAGGTATAATATCACTAGGTTTGCATTCTATACCTATCATTAATATTTTATTTTGTATTTTTAATAACCTTCTAAGATTCAATTCAAGTGCTTCCTCGTCGTCCTTGTTGATGAATTGATGGTCTAAATATACTATTTTATCTTCATCAATATTATTATAATCACCTAATCTCTCCCAACTACAACCACCATCTGTAATTAATTCTATTCGCTCTAAATACTCACTAGCAATTTCAAACTTCTTCTCTTTATTCATAGACTCGTCTAGCACTTTATCGGCTTCTTGAACATCAAGAATAGTTATGCCTCTATTCTTCGCACTTCTTGTGCCTATATCAGCCTTGTCCAATCCAACACTTGACTCTGATTCATTCATCTTATCAATAAGAGTTATTTGTTCTCTAAACTCTTTTGTAGTTCCTATATGTAAATTACCCTTTTTATCTTTAATCATCTCACTCATATTTTACACCTTCTTTATATTTTTATATAGTATACTTTATAACAATCAAGGCATTCTATACAAATGTGTATTCTACCACCCTTGATATCTAATGCATCACCATATTTAATATTGCTTGAATTACAAAAGTTGCACTTTAAACTTATAATACAATCATTATCTTCCATAATCTCACCTTATATTTTTTACCATTGATATAAAAAACTTAGCAATAGTATCTGCGTGTTTATCAATTAACTCCTTTCTATGAGGCATATAATTTTGTTCTAATAATTGTGCACATTCTATTGCTTTAGATAATTCCGAATACTCATCTTCTTTTTTAATATCCATAACACACCTCATTTCTTCCTTATATCAATACATTAATTGCAATAACTGCAGTAATAAATACTGCTATAAATAAAGTTATATATAATGATTTATACATTGCTAATTCATTTATTAATTCATCTGTAAATTTATCCATACCAATCACTTCTTTATTTGATACACATCTACCATGTTAGGTATTACTATACAATCTTTAAAGCCCTTCTTTTTAAGTTCTTTTCTGACCTCACTACAAACACCAGCACCTGCATTGTCAATACCAATTATTGTAATCTTACTTTTCTTTTTCCAAAACATATTAATCACTCCTTTGTATAATATTTAAGTATAAACTTTTTCAACCCATATTTTAATAAAAAACAATTTTCTTTAAATTTAATATCATATTCATTATTAACATCAGATTTAATACATTTATCTATACTATATATTGTATCATTAATCTTTGCAAGTATATCACAATATTCAATATCACTCATATCAATCACTCCTTTGTTAGCTTAACTATTTAACCAACTTATTCTTTTTAATAAACACATCTCTGCATTTGTTGCTACAAAAACTTCCTATCGGAGTATCTTTATTGCCATCAGAAACTATAATTTTGCCACAGCTATTACAAAATTCAATTCTGCATCTCTCACACATAATTCCACTTAATCCTACTTTTTATTAGTGTTAATCTCTACCCAATCTTTACTACTTTTCCTTCCAAAGATTTTTATAACTGGGAGATTTTCATTTAACTTAAATTCATTATCACCAATTTTAATTAAAGGGGACATATAGCAAAGTTCATAATACTCCTTCCTAGTCATTGTTACTAATCCTAATAATTTTATCATATCAATCTACCTTTATAATTTTTGATTTACCACATTTATTGCATACACAAAATGGTACACAAATAGGAGGACTTATACTATAAAACTTATTAGGATAATATATCTTCCACTTGTGATTACAAAATAACATTCTAATTAATCTTAATCTACCAATATCAATCACTCTTTTGTCGACTTAACTATTATACCGACTTATTCTTTTCTTTAAATAAATTAATATTATAGTTATTATATCAGCATCCATATCTGAAGTATAAATTAATGTTTTATATTTGTTATAAATTTTAAAATAATTTGTACTATCATTACGCATCCTATTAGGTTCACTTCCATTTGCATTCCACCAACTACAATAATAAAACTTAGCATAGTAATTATGTTTTTTTAAATATTTTTGTAATTTATATAATGTATTAATTATTAAATCATTAGTAACAGATATTTTATCATAATCTATATTTATATTATTTAAATTATGATTTAATTCTAATTTTATTTTATCTCCAATTATATCTTCTTTTAAACTATAATCCATACCATTCCCTCTTCATTTTGTTGGCTTAACTATTTAACCAACTTTTTATTTTTCAAACTCTTCTTCTCTTTTATATATCTCTTTTTTATAATAATTATATCTATTATCTTGCTTTCTTTTTACCTTTTTAGGAACTTTACCTAATTTGAGCCATAATTCCACTTAATCCCTCTCCCTCTTCATTTGGTAGGCTTAAACAGTGTTAAGCCTACTTTTCATTCTTTTTAATTAATTCTTTTAATTCATTAAAATGTTTAGGACAAGCACAAATATAAATACACACACCTTTAAATCTTAATCCTGTAAGTAATCCTTTTTGTTGTATGTCATAACAATAATCACAACCAACATATTTTCTTTCTTTTTCATTCTTTACTTCTTCCTTAGTAGGAAATGTCTTAGTAGGAAATGTATATCCATAATTTTCTGATACCCCTTTATCATAGTTACTAAATAAAGATCCATATCCACCATGACTATTTTCCATACCATCACCTCTTTAACTTCTTACGTTTGGTGTCATAGTTATTCACAACCATCATGTCCAGAACAAATCCACCAACCATGAATCCGCTCAGAAAGACCCAGTCGCTTATGATTATGCAGTAGACTATGATAAACAACGCTAGTACACCGAATATAATGTTCAACTCTTTTGATATACCTATTTTCATATCCTCACCTATTCAGTATCCTCGAAGTACACCTTTTGGTAATGTTTCCAGGCATCACCAGTTGTATTATTATTTATTATATTATATTTTTTAAAATTTATACAATATATATCACCATAATTATTATGATATCTAATATTAATAATCATTTTTATACCTTTATTATTAAGTTTATTGTGTATATTCCAATCATCATTATCTGTGTACCTGAAGAAATCACCGACCTTTAAGTCCTTGAACTCACAATCACGTAAGACTGCCTTTTTATTAGAATCTTTTAAATCTGCAATCCATTCATTAGAACTTGTGTCAATTTGCAATCCATTCTTATTAGTATACATTATTTGTTTTTTATTATATGGATTGATTAAACTTGTTTCACTAAGCCCATAAAACAACTCACTCACGTCCAGCTCATCCTTAACCGTGTCCTCGAAGGCTTTATAACTCTCTTCAGAAATAAAAACCTCATTACCATTCTCTAAAACTATCTTCTTACTCATACTTAATTTCTCCTTTTTTATATTATTAAATTTCACAAAACATTCTGGAAAAAATTTATGATAAAAATCCAATATTCCTGGATTTGGACCTATACAAAATTCTTTAACCAATGGGTGTTCATCTCCAAGAATATCCTGCCAAGTCACTTCTTTATTTTTATGATTATCAAAGAATACAGAATCGCTATATGTATAATATATTCTAGTGTTCATGATATAAAAACACAAATCATCATGATCAAAATTTAATACTCTTTTATCATCATAACACCATTCATATCCACATCTGAACAACTTCTCCTGGACTGCCATGCTGATCTCTTTGCTCGGGATCTTGATCTTTATATCCTCATAAATCTTAAAGGGTAACATAGGCTTTGATTCTTTTGCTAACTCTAACTGATCATCAAACCAACACCAATCAGCATCCTCATTTAATTTATAAGACCCATCAATATTCACATTTTTAATTTCATACATTCTATCATAATATTTTTCAATATTACATATGTCATAATCATCACAGCCTTTTATAACCCTAACTCTATCACCAATCTTAAATCTCATCTTTTCCCACCTTCACTAACGCTTTATAAATTAACTTATTATTAATATACCCAATCAAATCAGCATCATTCATTTTCTTAATCTTCCCACACTCAGCAATCTCAGCCTGAGTCAAAACTAATGTAGGAATAGTCTCTACAGATTTTTGAATATTATAATTATCTTTATCCTTCTTCATCTCTATCTCTCTCTGAGCTCGACACTCTGGTAATTAAATACAGAATTTAAATAAATAGTACTACTTTTAATTGTATGTTCTTCATCAAAAAATACATAATAAATCTTTTCATTCTCAACCTTAGTTATTAAACATATATTTTTATTATCTTTATTATTTTCATAATTCCAATCATTCTTATCCACCATACTTAATCATTTCCTAATGTCATATATAATTATATACCAAAACATTTATAAACATATTTATTTATGTAAATAATATTCATTATCAATAATTGATATTATCTATTTAAGTATATAATCAACCCGACTATTATGATCGAAAGCAATGTAATTAGTATGTACAGGTTCTGGAAATTATAACTCACGATCTCGTTCAGGTTATGCTGAAGATTGAAGATCTCGGAGTTAGCATCACAGGTCGATGTAGTCCAACCATGAACAGCTAATCCATTAAGCTCATAACTTATTTCTGCATCACAACCATAACTCTCAAATATAGCCTTATGAATATTCTCATGCGAGTCCAGATGTATCATACTCACAACCATGTACACAACAATGATCGCACCTATATAAAAAATTATACTCTTAGTATACTCGTTCATATATATATTACGTACCAAAACATTTATAAAGGTATTTATTTACATAAATGTTTTATATAAAGGATCTCAAGCATTTATGCTACGCATGTATGCTACGCATGTATGCTACGCATGTATGCTATGCATGTATGCTATGCATGTATGCTACGCATGTATGCTACGCATATATGCTATGCATGTATGCACCCCTATAAAGATCTTAATCCAGGGGGTACAGCACCCCTATAAAGATCTTTATAGGGGTGTAATATGCATAAATATGTATAAATATATACATATATAAAGATCTTAAACAAATAAGTGAAATATAACACACCTACACCTAATTGGGTATAATAGATGTAAAAATATAAGAGTGTCTAAAAACATAACACACCCATACCAAAATATGTGATCAATAGGAACTGACAATATAAATCAGTATGGGTGTGTTATGTTTTATATGGGGTAACTATAACCTGTAAATCTCAGGTACTTAGTAACTATGTACTGAGTAATATGTACTAAGTACTAAGCAATTATTTAGTATTGAATTTGTCCATGAACTCGTCCATTGACACGGTCTCGCTGTTTACATTGATGTTCACATTCTTCGATCCTTCAATTATACGATCCAGCTTCTCGATTGCGTCGATCGTGAGTTTACTCAGATCCACCTTCAGTCTCTCAATTGGGTTCAGTACGAAACTAGAATTCTCGTTCTTGTCATAAACCCTCTGGAGCATGCCGTGCTTGTGACTGTATATATTAGCTCGGATCAGATCGGACTTACTCATTAATAAATTATTCACAATCTCATAAACTCGAGGATCATCCAGGTCATACTTATTATTGAATCGTATCACTGTTTTATTCAACTCATCCTCTTGGTATTTGCATTTAATATGATTCTCTGTGCAGTAATCAGCCGCGTTATGAAGTGCCTTGCTTTTTATTTTATTCCAGACATTTAAAAATAAAGGTTCATTATCATCATAAATCTCTTTCACATCATTATCCTTTAATGATTCCTCATATGCCTCATGCTTGAATCGTAAAATTAAATCATGTTGACAATCACAATTTAATAAATGTTGATAATCACAATTTGGTAATAATGAATCTACTAAATTATTCTGAAATTGTGTCTTTAAATTTATACTCTCTTTCTTTAATTCTATATTAATATTATCATTATTAATTACATTACTCAAAAATTATCACCAAATATAGATAATATATGAATAAAAATATTTATAAATATATTTATTTTTTTAGGCTTATATAATATATAAAATATATTATACTCATTATCTCTTTTCTCATTTCACAAAAAAAAAAAAGAAAAAGTATATCAAAAGCTTATATTAGATTTATTCTATTTATTTCATTTATTCCTTAATAATAAATAGAATAAATAAAATAAATTTATTTTTATTTATTTATTATTATTATTATAATAATAAATAAGGTTAATATATGTATTAATTATACAAAATTAATACAAATTTATGTAGATAAATATGTTTAAACTTAGTGTTTATAATACATTTATGTATTAATTTACACTTATAAATATGACCATTAATTATTTATAATTAACTAATTTCCCAACTTTTTCATCAAATTAATTTAATAACCCTATAAAATTAACCTATTTTCAGAAAGAATAAATGACGAATAAATGAAGAATAAATGGAAAATATTAATTTATTAATTATATACAATTAACAATTTATTCACCATTTATTCTTCATTTATTTTGGTTTATTCACCTATAATTATTCATGGTTACTAAATTAATTTAGGTTTTTCATAGATATTACTAAAGTATTATTAATATAATAACAATAAAACCCCAACAATTTCTATTATAATTTATAATTTATTATAATAACCTTTATAAACATTTTGGTATATAATTATATTAAATAATTCAATAATATTATCAGGAGGAATTAATATGGTTCAGAACTTAATATTTTTAGATAATGATTTAAACAATAAATTAAAGGTTTATGCGAGTATGAAATCTATGTCTAAGAATGATTGCATTATATACATTTTAAAGGAATATTTGGATAACAATTTAGATTATAAGTCTTTAGAGTTACAATCTGGTAATTCGCAATCGAGTATTTCAGAGCTTAATATAGAATCAGAAGAAAAAACTAAGTAATAATATAGAATATATAATAATATAGAATATATAATATATATATGAGATATAGATGATAATTAATGGGCAATAATTTAAATACAAATCATATAGTTAGAAATGAAATGATGAATTTGTTTCCGCAGATTAAGAAGTATTGTGGGAACACGACTGGGTCATTTCTAAACACACCAATTTTTGTTATATTATATTTATTATACAGTGATAATAGATTTAATAGTATAAAAAATCATGTGTATAAAGAAGATGGGATGATATATTTATATTATCATCAATATAATAGCATAGAAGATTTTAATAAAATGTCTAAAAAAGATAAAATTGAAGAGAATATAATATTTTATAAATTTCTAAATAATAATGGGAATAAGAACCAAACAAAGAGAGTAATGAATTTATTAAATCAGTACCAAGGAAATAAGGATTTAATGGATATTAAGCTTGACCATTCGAACTTTGCGTATTATATAAGATTCAATGAGAATATTAGTAATATATTCATAAACTATTTCGAAAGAATTATAAAGAATAATGGGAGATATAACAATCCGAATAATGAGATTAGAACTAGCATGGATGATGAAAATGATAATAATGAAAATGAAAATAATGAAAATATAAATAAAGAGAATATAAATAGCATAATAAAGAATAATATTGTAACAGTGACTGATTATTTTATTGATAAAAAATTTAAGACATTACAAGAGGCTAAGGATATATATAAAAATAAATGTATATACATTCCGAATAGATTCAAGGAAGATCCACAATGCATACTTAATAATTATTATAATTATTACATTCCTAAGATTGCGTTTTCGATGATGGACTTTCATAAATTAATAAATTCTAATGATGATTGTAGATTTATAATGAATCCCGAAATTAAGATATCCACGTTCGATTATAATGCACTCGGGATGGTGCAGAATGTGCAATTTAGAATTGATGAGATAATAGAAATTAATGAATCATCTGGAGAAAAGTTCGTAGCAATGTATAAATATATCTGCCCGAGAAAAGAATGCCACGAGAGTGTGCAGATTCTACCAGAGGACATTCATCAAGAACTTCTACATGGATGTAAGAATTATATAACAGAAGATAATAGACAAAAGTTTACGAAAATTAAACCTTCTGCATTGAAAAATGATAAAATGAAGTATATATATCTATATAAATGTAAGATTAAAATTGCTGAGAATAAAGGGAAAAAGAATTGGAAGGAGATATATATATATAGCTTTAATAATGATATGAAAATTGGTAGATATTATGGGAATATAATTGTGTTTGATGATAAATTGAATAAAGATGAATCTAAAAATCGGACATTAGTGTTCTTACTCGGATATAACATGATTAAACCAGATGCGAATATAGAAATGATAAATAATGAGACTGTACAGAGTGCTAGCAAAAGTTTCTGTGAGAAGATCGGAATGCCACATATTAGACTTATAGATACTGTGTTCGGTGTAAGGTATGTATACAAAAAGTTCACGAACTTCGATTTCGAGGATAAAGGGATGTGGCTACAGATTATCACGACCATATCAGAACTCGCAAGGAATCTTTTCGAGCATGAGAAGTTCGGGATTAATGTGATTAGTAACATGTCACTCGGAAAAACTTTCATTGCGACTAAGTTCGCGCAAATGCTGGACTTGAAGTTCAAGCATTCACCAGATATATCATCGAACATGAGCGAAAAGGGATTCACGGGTGGAATTAATAATAATGGAATGAACATTAATGGTGTGAATATCAAGACTTTTCAGAAGGGTATTGTTTCATTTGGGGGTACAATTGTCATGGATGAAGCGACTAAATTCTTTACTGATAGTAACTATAACATGGCATTAAAAGGATTCTTTAATAAGAATATAGACATTGCCAAGATTGGGGGGAAGACACTTGAGGTTGATTATACACCGATTATGCTTTCGAACTTCGATAGAATTGATAAAGAATATAGAAATGATATATATAAATATTATAAAACTAAATGCTTCAAAAATAATGAAGAAGAGATTAATATTCATGAAAATTCGAACACTGAGATCCTGAGATATTTAAATAAAATAGATTTATATTTACCAATATCATATTACCAAAATAGTCCGATTGAGAATAAAATACTCGCAGAGTCTGTGTATTATGTTCGGAATGTCTGGACAAAGAATAAGAAGCTAGACTATAAAAATGGGGGATTAATTGAGGCAATGAATAGAATATTCTTTAATGTCTCGGTTTGGAATACATTGAATGTAAAAAAGAAGAAGTTTAAATCTGCACATAATATGCTATGTGACATTGAGGATGAGATATTACCAATAAATGAATTTATTGATCAGATTCATGAATATTATAATCCTGAGAATAAGAATATACAATTATTTTATGAATATAAAATGTCCGGGAGCAAGGAAGAAAAGCAGATAAAGAAGTTATATAGTAGTATAGAGAAATGGCTCGAGGGCAAGGACTGCGAGAACATGATTGAGTTTATTACAAACAGCACATATGAAATAGACCCAAAGACAGAGTCGTTATTGCATTCTATGATTGCAGTGATTCAGTTATGTGAGGACATAAATTCAACAGAAATTTCTGAGAACGTGAAAAAGTGGGTTGTGTTATTAGTTCTGAAAAATAATAGAGGAATTTCAGAGAGAGAATATAATTTTGAAAAGAACTTAATGCATATTGATGTTGTGAATTATGATGTGATTGAGCTTGAGGAAGAATTAAAAGAAATTACTGAAGAGAATAAAATTAATGAAAAAGCTAGAATTGAATTACAAAAAGAGAAGATACAGAAAAAAGAAGAAAATATAAATAATCCGAATGAAAATGAATTGAATGAAAATAAAGACATGAGCATTGAAATTAATAATATAAACGAAAAAGAATTTAATGAAATAGAATAAATAGAATATAAAAAATGGAGATGCAGAATTAAATAGTATGAATAGTGAGGAATTCGAAGACATACAATAATAAATTAAATACATTTAAAAAGGTTTTTATATATAATATTATTATAATAGTAGTATTATATTAATATATAGTATGGAGAATATAATATGAACTTAACACAAATACAAGTAACAGTAAAAACTAGAGAATTATTGAAATCAAAAAAGATTACAAATAGAGAATCTTATGATGAAATAATTAATAGATTAATAAAAATTAATTGAGAATAAATGAGAAAAGGACAGAAAATTTCAGAAGAAACAAGAAAAAAAATGAGTGAATGGCATAAAGGAAAAATATGTTCTAAAGAAACACGAAAAAAAATGAGTATAGTAAATAAAGGAAAAATATTATCAGAAGAAACAAAAAATAAAATAAGTATAGCAAAGAAAGGACATAAAGTTTCAGAAGAAACAAAAATAAAGATTGGATTAGCAAATAAGGGGCATATAGCTTGGAATAAAGGAAAAGAACGTTCAAAAGAAACAAGACAAAAAATAAGTAAATCAAATAAAGGTAGAATTTCACCAATGAAAGGTAAAAACCATTTAGAAGAAACAAAAAGAAAAATGAGTTTAGTTCATAAAGGAAAAATAATGTCACAAGAAGCAAAAAAAAAAATGAGTATTGTAAAAAAAGGATGTATTCCTTGGATTAAAGGTAAAACACATTCAATAGAAACAAAAAAAAAATTAAGTGAATATCGTAAAGGTAAAACACATTCAATAGAAACAAAAAAAAAATTAAGAATTATACGTTTAGAACAAATTAAAAAATATTTTAATTCTCAACCATATATAAATGTAGGAGGAAAGAATGAAAGTCAGATATTAGATAATATTGAAAATATTGATAATATTATTATTAATAGAGATTTTACATGTATAGGTTATCATCCTGACGGTTATTGTAAAGAAACAAATACAATATATGAAATTGATGAAAAATATCATTTTGATTATAATGGGAATATAAATAAGAAAGATATAATAAGACAGAATAATTTAATTGAGAAATTGAATTGTGAGTTTGTTAGGATAAAGGATTTTGAAGATTCTAAATATTTTAAGGTGTAAATGAATATGAATGAAAATTATATATATTTTTTTAATAATATTATAACATTCCAAAAATTCATAGAAATAAGGATTTTTGGTGTGAAATCTTACCCAATTATGAAATATGCACAAAATATGGAAGAATTACAAAAATACATTAAATTACACAATAGGTCTAACCTATATTGTAGTATTAACCCAAGAGTTACTAAAAGTGGTAAAAGCATTAATGTTAGTTATAGAAAAAACATATTCTTCGACATTGAGGGTATTAAAAACAAGCCCGTACTTACTGATTTAGGGTATTATAATAAGCTTAAAGATACAATAAACTATATTTCTAAATTATTCAATGAAAAATATGGTATGAATGTGAATTGCGTGGTTAAATCTGGACGTGGAATGCATGTATATTTCACAATACAGAATTTAGATAATAAATATCAAATTAAATACATAAAATGGTATAATGAAATTGTGAAATTTATAAACGAGAATTCACCCTATCATAATGAAATTAAATGTGACCCGCCAGTCAAGGATCTTCCGAGAATAGCAGGACTGCCAGGAACAATAAACTGGAAATATCCGGAAAAGCCTGTAAGGGAGATTGTGTATATTAATGAAAAGATTAATACAGGGTTTGAAAGTGTCTTAGATAATATAAAAGAGACTAAAACTAAGATGATCACAGAAAAAAGGACAATTAAAAAGTGCGGGAATAAAAAGAGATACACGAATGCAGACATTCTCGATGCACCGGAGTTCCAGGTCTGGAAGTTCAAGCCAAAGCAAGGAACTTCATTAAATAATATTCTGCGGTTAGTTGGGAAACTTCTAATTGATCGAGATAGCATAACCGATACATCTAAGATTTCTGAGTTCATACAGGATTGTGGTTATCCTTGGAAAGAAATGAATTTCGATCGGAGTCAATATCCTGATTATGAGTATAGTGAATCGATTCTTAATAAATATGTGATTCATAACATGCAATGGTCAGTCAATGTTGGATTTAAACTCCCATATAAACTATTTGAGGAAAAAGTTATAGATAATTCAATCTCGCACATTGAAATTGATTATGATACAGAATTTATTGGTTATAATATAAATACTTTGAATGACTTAATTGGGTTCATAAAAGTATTTAATAAAAAATATTGTGATAATAGAGTTAATAATGGGATGAAATATTATACAAAGGCATTAGAGCAAAATATAGAAATTAATATAAAGAGTGAAATATTAAGAAAGTTTATAGAATTTAATAATTTAATTGAAAGATTAAAATACATTATATAAATTTACATTAATAAATATGTTTATAAATGTTTTGGTATATAAATATGTATATAAACAACTAAATTTATGGTGAAATTATGAATAAAAATGAATTAGTATATAGTGATTATTTTAACACTATGTTTACTGTTAAAGTAAATGGAAAATTGAAGGATAAAATAAAAAAGCATATTAAGGATAGTAAAGGTCTTTGGCAAAACTTGTTTGATGACTTTTTAAGGGATTATGCTAAACAGAACAATATAGAATTCAACACCCTCAAGGTTAGAAAGATCGAATCAATCATAACTGACTAGAACTTCAATGTTTTAATTTTTTCTTAATTCGGTTTTTCTAATCTTATTTATAGTTAATAACTAATAGTTATCAAATAAAAAAAAGACTGCCAGGATTGGCAATGGAGGAATTAACATGACAACAAATAAAACAAATCTGAATGGGGATAAAGTCGAGATTCTTGAGGCGAATGAGAACATAGAAATTTTCAAGTCTGAAGAAGTCAAAGCTGAATCTAATTCTAATTCTAAAGAACAAGGTTCTGAAGCAGATGAAATAAGTAAAATAGACTCTGTGGATAAAATAACTTTTAATGATGAAACAGAACCTAAATCAGATCCTATGGAGCTTCAAGACTTTGCAGATTCTATTAATTATGATATAGAATTTAATGAAGATGAAGAGCTTGAAGAAGACAAGGAAACTAAAGAGAAATATACAAAAAAGATATATACAATAGATAGAGTTGAAGTTGGTCAACCTAAGCAATTTGATAATGAAGGAAATAAAATTGCACCATTAATTAGTGATAATGGAGCTTTATTCTATGAATCGAAATTGATTGTGTTCTATAAGGATTCTACTTATAAATCTGTGATACCAAAAATTAAGTGGTATGTGAATAAAGATATTACAACTGGAAAAGAAACTCTAACACCTTGGTTTGCAATTAAAGAAGATTCAACAATTGAGGAACAATTTATTTCGGTACTTTCTAAAGTGTATTATAAATTTTGTAAATATATGAATTTAGAATCTGGTAAGGTTTCAATGAAAGACTTTATTACTAAGCTTCCTGGATTAAAGGTTAATCTTTATAATACAAAAGGTAAGTTTAAAGGAACTACATGGAATAGAATTGATATTGTGAAATTTGTAAAATAAGTTTTACAATTATTTTTTTTCTTTTTTATTTATTTATTTATTAGGTATGAAAATATATGAGTTTGAAGTTTAATTTATCCGCGAGTAGCGTGTCGAAATATAAGGAATCACAATTAGACTTTTATTATACATATATAGAAAAGTCTAAACCTGATACTCAAATTCTATCAGTTTATGGTAATGCTGGGAATATTGTTCATTCTTCCTTAGAGAATTATATTACTTTATTAAAGAATAAGGATGTAACTAAGGGCTATGCAAAGACAGAAGTCGAGAAGTATTTTAGTACTCAATGGTTTGAAAAGAATATATCACAAATGCAGACGAAAAATAATAAACCCCTTGATATAAATAAATATTTTAATGGATTAAGGAATGCGTTTGTATATATAAATAAAAATATTAATATAAGTAATAACTTAATTCCGGAACAGAAGTTCATTTTCCCAATAGTTAATACTAAAGATGCAGTTATAAATTTCAAGGGATTCATAGATCTTGTGGATGAAACTACTGATATAATTTACGACTGGAAGACAAACTCATCTATTCAGAACTTCAACCTACATGCTAGAATTTATTGCTATGCATATTGGAAAATGTATAATAGAATTCCAAAGGCTATATATTATTATTGTAATGTAGATAAGCCAAAAATATATTATTTCACAAAAGATGAAGTTCTAGAAACTGAAACTGAATTGAATGATCTATGCAAAGAAATCATAGGTAAAGGACATGACATTTCTAAGTACGATCTAGGTAACTATAATCATATATTCAATGTACATTTACAGAAGTGCAAAAGAGAGGCATTGAATAGACAGGACTCTGATGTGATACAATACAATATTGAAAAGAATAATATAATATTCAGAAATTTAAACAACAATTTAAAGAATATAATTGATAAAAAATTTAGTTATTATATAAACGGTCATGAGTTTAGTGACTTATTTAAAAAGAGAATATGGGATGGCAAAACTCATTTATTTAGTATAAAAAGTAACAAATTACCTATTGGTTTATTTACGATTTTCAAAAAATTACTTAATCAATATAATAAATATTCAGAAAGGGACTATAAATTAGAACTAAAGTATGATTTAAGAAATAAAGATATAATGTCTAATCAATTCGAGACTAAGTTTAAGGACAATAAAGATATAGAATTAAGATATTACCAAAATGATGCAATAAAAAGTGCGATAGAAAACAAGATAGGAATTATATATGGCGGAACTGGTTGTGGTAAGTCTATCATTTCAGCAGAGATTATTAAGAATATAAATAAAAGAAGTTTATATATTATAAATAGAATAGAACTTGTTGATCAAACTGCAGAGGTCTTTGAGGAATATTTAGGAATAGAAATTGGGAAAATGTCTGAGGGGAATCTGGATATAAATAAACAGGTCACAATCGCATCAATTCAAACGGTTAATAGCCTCTTAAAACAGAGCTCTGAGAATTCGAAATTACTAAAAAAGTATTTATACAATACAAACATCTGTATTTTTGATGAATGCCAGAACGTGAAAGACGATGGGTGCTATAAATTGTTATCGAATAACTTAACTAATTGTGAGTATTTAATAGGCATGACAGGAAGTCCATTTAGGAACGATGAGCACACACTTAAAATGAAGGCATTAGTCGGTGATGTTATTTATAGTAAAACTACAAAAGATCTAGTATCCGAGAATTACTTAGTTCCGACTAAGGTTTATTTTTTAGAGTACGATACAATTTTTGATAGAAATTATCAAAGCTACTCTGACGCATACACAGATCTCATTGTAGGAAACATTGAGAGAAATAATTTAATTAAAGACATTGTAAGTAAGTTCGAGAATAAAAAGATCTTAATTATCACAAAATTAATAAAGCATGGAAAGTTACTCGAAGAACTTATCCCAGATAGCTTTTTAATCACAAGCCAAACAAAAAAGGATATACGAAAGCAAAAGTTTAAGGACTTCAAGGACAATAAATTTAATATTCTTATCGGATCGGCTCAGATATTCTCGACCGGAATTGATATTCCCGATCTTGATATAATTCTAAACAGTAGTGGTCATCGTTCAGATGTTTTATCAACTCAAATTATAGGACGAGTTATGCGTAAGTCTAAAAATAAAGAATTTGGATACTACATAGACTTTATAGACGACACGAGTGTATATTTCAGGCAAGCAACTAAGCAACGAATTCAGATTCTAACAGAATTCGGGCACGAAATTTTAAAAATTAATGATATAAAGGACATACAATAAATACGTTTATAAATATTTTGGTATATAAATATATAAAATGTGAATACATATGAATTTAAATTTGAATAACATTGCATGGTCAGAAAAATACAGACCGAAGAATGTCGATGCTGTGGTTTCGGATAGTAAGCAGAAGATAAAGAAATACCTAGAGAACCCTGAGAGCATCGAGATAAATAAAATATATTGTATGGATTGTATTGATGGCATGAAGCAGCTAGAAGCTAATAGTGTAGACTCAATAGTAACTGATCCACCCTATGAATTAGGTTTCATGGGTAAGTCTTGGGATGGAACAGGAATTGCATTTAAACCAGAAGTTTGGAAACAAGCTCTACGAGTATTAAAACCAGGAGGACATCTTTTAGGTTTTGGTGGAACTAGGACTTATCACCGTATGGCCTGTGCAATTGAGGATGCTGGGTTTGAGATAAGAGACCAGATACAATGGATTTATTCTACTGGATTCCCTAAGTCACTGAATATTGGAAAAGCTATTGATAAAGTTAGTAAAAGATTAAATTTATTCACACCATTTGCTAGGTACTTAAAAGAGCAAAGACTAAAAAAAGGTTTTGTGATAACTGATGTTTCAAAGCATTTTATGAGCAAAACTGGGGGTGTGACTGGTTGTGTTAGTAATTGGGAATTAGGATATAGTACTCCAACTAAGACACAATTTATAATTCTAAAGCAATTATTAGACCTAGAAGATACTTTTGATGACTTGATAAATAGGGTTGAAGCAGAAAGAAAAGTAATTGGAGAACAACATAGATCTGCTGGGAATGATGTAAATATACCATTTTCTGCTTGTCATACAAATAAAAATAATGGTTGGTTTAATATTACAGCCCCATCCACAGACCAGGCTAAGAAGTATGATGGTTGGGGTACAAATTTAAAACCTGCCAATGAACCAATTTGTGTAGCGAGGAAGCCTTTAGAGGAAAAGACTGTTGCTGCTAATGTTCTAAAATATGGTACTGGTGGTATTAACATCGATGACTGCAGGATTGGAACTGATGAAAATATAGAATTAGGCAGAAATAATAGAAAGGAATGTATTTCTAATTCATTTGGTCGAAAATTACTGGGTATAGATAGGAGTGGATTAAATCAAGGTCGTTTTCCTTCTAATGTGATTCTTGATGGTTCAGAAGAAGTTACTAATTTATTTCCTAATAGTAAATCAACTGGTAGTGATGGATCTAAATTTAATAATTCTTGTTTTAAAGGATTAGAAAAAGATGTTATTAAAAAAGATGGACTTGGTTTTGGTGATGATGGTTCAGCTTCTCGTTTCTTTTACTGTGCAAAGGCAAGTAAGTCTGAGAGGAATAAAGGGCTTGAGGGATTTGATGATGTAAAAGGTGGTTCAATGGAAGGTGGAAATGATAAAAGAAATGGGTTAAATAAACCACAATTGAAATTAACAAAAAATATTCATCCTACTATAAAACCAGTTAAGTTAATAGAATATTTAATCAGGCTTGTGACTCCAAAGGGTGGGGTTGTTTTAGACCCTTTCATGGGTAGTGGCACGACTGGAATGGCTGCTAAGGCTCAGGGGTTCAATTACATTGGGTTTGACATGACTAAAGAATACTGTGAAATAGCAGAAGCCAGAATTAAGAGTGTAGATCACCAAATGAAATTATTTTAATAAAATAGGGTATAAATTATGAATTACATTAATGATTATTTAGGCTTAAATGAATTAAAGGTGTTTGCATTTGACACAGAGACGTACGGTCTAGAATTTGATACAATAAACCTAAAAGACATAAGCTTTAGTGATGGTACTAATTCATATTACTTCGATAAGGATCATTTAGATATCGAAAAATTAAAGAATGTACTAATTAACGCGGATTTAATAATCGGGCATAATCTAATATTCGACTTGACTGTGATGTCTAAGTTCTTTGGTCGAAGCTTTTTATTCGAGATAAATAATGTACCACTATTTGATACCATGCTAGCACAATATATACTAAACGAAAATGCTAAGAAGGGATTAAAGCATCTAAGTGAGACTATTTTGGGATATAAAATGCAGACTTACGAGGAATCTGTTAATAGCCTGAATAAAGAAACTTGGATTAAGTATAGTCTAGAGGATTCAATTCAGACATTTAAACTGTATAAATATTTTAAAAATAAAGTTAATAATAATAAAGTATTCAAGAGAGAATGTAAGGCTATACTCCCAATCGTGGACATGCAACTCGAGGGCTTTCTCGTGGACAAGACTAAATTTAAGGACATAAAAGAAAAAATGGAGAATAGACTCAAGGAAATTGAGGATGAGTTTATATCGGTTTTTAAGAAATATGGATTAAAACAAAATAGCCTGTTCGGTAGCATTATCCCGATAAACCTAAATTCACCAAAGCAGTTAAAGAAGTTTATTAATAACAAATTAAAAATAAAAATTGAGGATACAAGTGTTAAGACACTAAAGAATTATAAAACGAAGCATAAGTTTTTTGAATTGTTATTGGATTATAGGCATATTTATAAGTTATACAATAGCTATATTAAGCCTTTTGAAGAAAAACACATACAATCAGATGGTAAAATACACGCGAGTTTTAATCCAACTGGAACAGTAACCGGCAGATATTCAAGTTCTTCTCCAAATCTTCAACAAATCCCATCCTTTGACGAGTTTGGTATGAGGGAACTATTTATAGCAGATAAGGGTTATAAAATAGCTTGTTTGGACTATGCCGGACAAGAGATTAGGCTCGCAGCCATTATTTCTAATGATAGGAATATGAAAGATGCACTTTTGAATAATAAAGATATACATCTAATGACTGCTAATAGTGTTTATAACTTAGGCATACCCTCTGAATGTCTAAAGACTAATCATAAAGATTACAAAATGTATAAAGATAAGTTCAATGCATACAGAAAAAAGGCGAAGATGGTGAACTTCGGTGTTCTCTATGGCGCAGGTGCGATGGGTGTTTCTAACCTCACAGGTGAGTCCGAGGATAAGGCACAGGAAATGATTGATAATTTTTTTGAATTTTATACAGGAATAAAATTAAAAATTAATAAAAATTCTAATTATTTATATAAATATAATGAGGTTATAAATTTATTTGGTAGACAAAGGAGATTTGAATTGATTGACAGTAAAGCAAAAAGACAATCATTCAATTTCTTAATTCAAGGTACAGCTGGGGATATGTTAAAGATAGACTTATATAGAGTTTGGAATGAAGTTGTATTAAAATATAAAGATAATATTAAATTAAAAGCTACAGTACATGATGAAATAATATTTATGATTAAAGAAAATATGATAGACGAAATATTACCACAATTAGTTAATATCATGCAAGACTTTAAATTTGAAATCCCAATAATAGTAGATTATAATATAGGAAATAATTATGGTTCAGCTCATTAAAATATACAATAAATATATATATAAATATACAAATAAATACCTTTATAAATATATTGGTATATATATTATATATATAATAGCCTGAATAGGCAAAGGAGAAAATGTGAAAAAATATGGAAAAAAGTGTAAATACACAAAGTGTAAATACAAAAAATATAAATATACAGAATGTAAATATAAAAGAAAAATTAAAAATGTATTTTGATTTGTCTAATGACATAGAAACTTTAGACGAGCAAAGGAAAATTATTAAAGAAGACTTAGAAATTGTACTAACACAAAGTGGGGTTGATTCATTATCTACTTCTTTAGGATCAATTAGTTATGTTCATAGAAATTATACATCAATTGATAAAATATTTATTGAATCAATTCTTACAATTGAACAAAAAGAAAAAGCATACACACAAAAAGAGTCTAAATTTATAAAAATTACTAAATCTAAAAAAGAGAGTGACCAGAAATGAAGCTCGAGATTTCTATTTGCTTGAAAAAAGACGAGTGTGACTTCTTCTATTTCGAGGATCAATTCGATACTGAGGTTGCTACAATTAAGGGATACAAGGACACCGATGACGCGGGGTTATATTTCTATACATTATTTGAGGTTGTAGACTCAATCTTTAACGAGAAAAGCACACTAAAATTAATAAATGATAAGTGCAGTTTCGAGATGGAACTCTCAGAGGCTGATGAAAAGATATACAAAGAATGCTTTGGAGATGATCTAGAATGAATAAAGAATTAAAAAAACAATTTCAGGCAATATTTAATATTATAAACTCAAAGATTAAAATACAATCACAAATTGAGTTATGCAAGGATTCCTGGAAGGACTTTGAGAACACGAATTATTTTATAAACACAAGGGACATAAATTTAGTTGATTTATACAATGAAGAATTCAAGAAAGTGAAATAGATATGAAAAAGCAAATTAAAAATATATGTAATAATTTAATTAGTATACATGAAAATCATTTTAGAAAAAATGATAACTTAGAATTTATAGGATATAAATATGTCGATGGATTAACAAAAAAGAAGTTCCTAAAAAATTTCACAATAAAGACATTTATTGAAAGATTCTATACACTATATTGGTTTAAATTAAATTATCACTATTTAATATTAAACAGAAATGATTTTCATATTACTCGAATTAAAGCATTGAAAAGTGTATTTAAGGAATGTACAACAAATATTGATTATAAAAAGATATCTACAGAAGTTATTTATTATGAAGACAATGACTTTCAAGTATCAGTATTTCATTCAATGATAATTGATAATAAAACATATAGAATAGAATTATTATATCAACATAATGAATTGCTTTTTAGGGTTTGTTGTATGGATATAATTTAATATATAAAAATAAAAGTATTAGAAAGTGAAATAGGTATGATTGATATAAATAGTATGATACAACAGGTATTACAAAGCGAGATTCTAAGTGGTGCATTATTTATTAGCGTTTTCATGGGATTAATATATTCATTAAAAGGATTACCCCTTAAATTCTGGAATTGGATAAAGAAATATATATATTATGAAGTTTATATATATGAAACTGATAATTTGTTTGTATATTTTGAGAAATTCTTAAATAAGAATTACAATAAAAAATATAGAAAAGTTGAGGCAGTTACAGAATTTAATAAATTAGACACAGATATAGGTTATGATAAAGCACCCGAATCAGACTCGAATATAAATAAAAAACAAAAAAAGAAAAATGTGTTTATGAAGCAATATCAAATGATATTCACAATTAAGTATAATAAAAAATATTATATTATAAATAAAGGTCGTGAGAAATTCGAGAATACAAACAATTTAAAAAATGCGTACATGAATCATTATAACATAAAAACTTTATTTTATAATAAAAGGTATATAAATAAGTTATTGAATGAGTTAGTCGAAAAGAATATTAAAAAAAAAGTGACAAACACAATTTATGCAAACAATTCTGATTATTGGATTAGAGCTTGTGAGAAGAATCTTAGGAGTCTAAAAACAGTTGTGTTAAACAATAAAATAAAGAATGAAGTTATTAATGCATTAAAGAAATTTAACTCGAATAAGTCATGGTACAAAAAGCGTGGGATTCCTTATAAACTAGGAATACTATTGCATGGTCCACCAGGGAATGGAAAGACGTCATTGATTCAAGCAATAGCGAATGAATTTAAAAAAGACATTTATTATCTAAATCTAGGAAACACAAAGGACGATTATTTAGCTAGATTGTTTAGGTGCATTAATGAAAATAGTATAATTATAATTGAGGACATTGATGCATTATTCAAGTCAAAAAGAGAAATGAATAATAAGGATTTAACATTCAGTGGGTTTATTAATGTCCTAGATGGTCTGATGTCCTCAGAGAATGTAGTATCGATCTTCACAACAAATAAAAAATTGAGCTTAGACGAGGCTCTAATGCGACCAGGCAGGATCGATTTTAAGATTGAGATCCCGAATCCGACAATTAATGAAATTAAAGAATATTATAAATTATTTTTTAATACAAATATTAAAATTAAAAAATTAATTAAGAATATTAGCATGGCAGAAGTACAGGATATATTCCTAAAAAATTTAGAAAATAAAGATAGAATAAATAAGTTATTAGAAGGAAAATGATAGATATGACAAAGCAACATTTAGAGAGTTACTTAAGCAGGAGTCTGAAGCAGTACAATGATTTATGGTACTTGAAGCTTCAGGTAATGCCTTTGGCACACACACAGACACCCGCGGATTACATTGTGCTCTCAAAGGATAATAAATATTTAGTTGAATGTAAGGAATGCAAGAACGATATTTTCAGTTTCGATCGACTCACTCAGGAGCATGAGTTAAGTGTGTTCCAGAGTAAGTTCAAGAGCAATCGGAGTTATTTACTATTAATGTTCTGGAAAGAAAGATTGAATAAGTCATCTATATACCTAATTCCAATCAATGCATATTTAAGACATAAGTCCCGGACGAAAAAGAGATCTATAAATCTTAAAGAATGCCAAGATCAATTTATGATTTATAAAGTAATGCTAACCGAGAACAATTTATTAAATTTAAATGACCTGAGATGAATTATGTATGTTTAAGTATGTGTATTTATGTGAGATTTATATTGGCCTTGAGGTGTACAAGCACAAGATTTTCAATTCAAAAGTTAATGCAACACGATGGGTACAGAATAACGCGAGCATAATGGAAGATTACCAGATTAAAGAAATGCAGGTGTATTGATAATTCATGGTAGTAAGGGGAGATCACATAGACTCGGGATTAAAGATTCATAACTCGGGAAAGACACAGGGATCGAGTTGTAGTATAATTCATAAAATGCGAGCGAACAGACTTATGAAGTTTATATTTCAAAAGGATTTAACAGATGAAGAATTACAGGATTACATTTTATATGATAAAATTAAAAAGGAGAAATAATTTATGTTACTAGAAAAAATACAAAATCAAGAAAAAGAGATTGAAAGCAATAATACAAGATTGCTAAATGTAAAGCGTGAATTTCAGGACAAAATTGAGACACTAAAAAAGAAGTTCAGTAATAAAGACACTAAAGAATTTTGTGATATATTTTTCAGAGCACCCTCAGCAGAGAAGTATAGCTTCGAAGAATCTCAGATTAATATTATTAAGTATAAAATAATTAAACAAGATATTAAAACAAATAAAGGCGATTCTAAGATTGATAAAAATGTAGTGTTATTTTCAATTAATGTAACTATAAATCAATTCAAGGAAAGATTTGATGAAATCAATAATATTTTAGTAAACTTAAAAGATATAATGGAGGAATGAATATGGTAAAAAAGAAAATAGTAAAAAGAAAGAAAAAGAATGATATGGTTGTATTAAATCAAAAGAATATAATCAAGAGTTTAGAGCATGAAATTGATACAGACATACAAACTGTTTTAAAAAATAAAGTAAAAAATAAGTTAAAACAAATCAGAAAGACAAAGAAGATATTATCAATGCAAGAAATCGATTTACAAGACATTTTAACAGGAAAAAAGAACTTCTCGGAGTCTGACTTACTTTTTGAAGATTCTGAAGAATGGTGATTTTAATGAGAACATCAATGGGATTTAATACAAAAAATATAGAAGATAAGTTTTATATATTTAATAAAACTGCATATGTTTCGATGTATGATACTATGTATATACTAAAAGATATTAAAGTACAAAATATAGATGTTACAATTGATAATGGAATACAACCATATTATACATTAAACGATAGGGTTGAGCATAGAAAAGAATTCAATTTAACAAATATGAATTTTAGTATTACTGGTGAAAAGCTAGAAGTTTCACAGGGTGAAGATTACATTGATGTTTTAGTTAAGAACATTAGCACTGATAAATTGCTTAATATGCTATATAAAAAAATGAAGACTAGAAAATAATAAAGTGAATAATTATGAAGATTGAGGTTTCAATGATTGTTAAGAATGAAGAAGCAGTGCTAGAGCGTTGTCTCGAGTCAGTCAAGGATGCGGATTTGATTACGATAATCGACACAGGATCGACTGATAAAACAATTAAGATCGGTAAGAAGTACACAAGCAAGATTTATTATGGTGATAGATACAAATGGCGAGGAGATTTTGCATTCCATAGAAATCAGGCATTGAATAAATGCAAGAAAGGAAATTGGATATTAATAATTGACGCAGACGAGGTCCTAGAAAAAGGTGGTATTCAGAAAATTAGAGAATTTATAAAGGGCATAAATCCAGATATAAAAAAAGGTATAATATTCAATACAATTTCGTCTACAATTCAGAACACACAGAATAGACAAGTCCGGATGTTTTACAATGATGGGAGCATTAAATGGCATGGGGTTGCACATAACTATTTAGACGCAAAAGAATCTGAGAAGATTGATAGTGACTTAACAATTCATTATGGTCATTCACCGACTCATGCAAAAGACCCAGATCGGACATTTAAAATTTTAAAAAAGTATGTAAAGAATAATATAAATTGTACAAGAGAGAAGTATTATTTAGCCAAGGAATATTATTATAGAAGAGACACAGACAAAGCTCTTATGTATTTTGATGAATATACCAATGAATCTAATCATATAGCAGAGGTAGCTGATGCATACATGATATCTGCGTACTGCTTTTATAACACAGGCAAGTTCCAGGACGCCAAAGCATGCTGCATCAAAGCAATTCTATGCAATGCAGACTTCAAGGAACCATTTATTTTAATGTCCAAGATCTCAGGTTCACAGAGGAACAACAAAAAGTGGCTCGAGTTTAGTGAACTTTGTAATAACAAAGATGTTTTGTTTGTTCGAACTAAGAATTCTAAACCAATTAAAAAAGAAGAAAAGACAGAGGAATACTACAATCAATTATTCAGCAATGATTATGACATGTCGAGGTATGAAAGAATATTTAGTAAAATTAAAAATATAACAGGTGAAACAAAAATTCTAGACATTGGTTGTGGGACTGGTAAATTAAGTACATATTACAAGTCAGTAAATGACTATCATGGATTTGATTTTAGTAAAGTAGCAATCGATAAAGCAAATAAAAAGTATAAAAATAAAATGTTTTGGATTAGTGATGTATACAATAAAATTAATTATAGTCTTCAGTATAATTATTATATTTGCACAGAGGTCTTTGAGCATGTGAATGACTTAAAACTCTTAGAGAATGTAGATTCAGGACAAAAGATTATTTTCTCAGTCCCATCATTTAATGATCCCGCACATTTAAGAACATATACTGAGGAATTAGTTAAAAGTAGATACAAAGGTATTTTAGACATAAAGAGTATTATGAGATTCAATTGGGATTTAAAAAATAAAAAATGGGATAGTGCAATATCAAATACAGACTTGTACATTTTATTAGTTAATGCGATTAAGAAATAGGTGATTTAGAATGATGAAGATTATATATTTTTATGCAGAGGGATATTCTGAGTGCAAGGTATTAAGTGCAATCTTGAATGAGATTGAAAAGGAACAGAGTTTAATCATCGCTAGAATTAATTGCGATGTGAATAAAGAATTAATAGATGTGTATAGCATTACAATAGTCCCGACATTAATATTCTTAGATAATGATAATAACATAGTAAAGCGAGTAGCAGGATTTATTTCTAAAGAAGTTATAATAGAGATATTAAAGTATCATAACCCAAAAATTAATTAAATATAAAACAAGGAGAAATAGAATATGAATAAAACATGTTGTAATTACGACCAGAATTGCGCGAAGATAATTGTGCAGTGTGGGTTTGTGTATATAGCGGATGACTATGGTAGCATGGTCAAGATTGAAGAAAAAGATTTTAATAATTTAATGCAAAGATATAAAGATTATAAGAAGGAGGAATAGATATGGATAAAAGAAGCGATACATTATTTAAGTATACAAATAGTGGATTTCAAATGGTAAGTGACGATGGTAAGGGTTTTACATTTAGAAAGAAGTTCAATAACTGGGCATTCATTTTGTTACTAATTTTCACATTTTTTGGTGGAATTATTTATTTAATTTATCATTTCACAAAAAAAACAATGTATATTAAGTATAAAAAATAAACACCTAATACTCACCATTTTTGTAGGGGTATATTGCCTATTACCCCTACACCTAACACCATATATTCAATACTTAATTAATCCTTTATTTGTGAAATATCTTATTATGAAATTAGCAATAGATGCAAATCCTAATGTGATTCCTGCTTCTAATTGACCAACAATAAAGCTTAATACTGCTAATACAAATAGACCTGCATTAATCCATAATGTCTTTGACTTCCACCATTCCTTAACTAAAATTATTTCTTTAACCATGTTAAATCATCTCCTTTATATTTTTTCAATATATTTTACATAGAATTATAAAAATTAGAATTAATACAAAAAATAAATATAAATATATCAAATCCAATTCTATCTTCTTAATCTGTCTATATCTTGTATAATACATTTTAGAACTGCTCCTGTTTAGATTTTCCTGAGAAAAACCAATTGCTTAGTCCATTTAGCATACTGCCTTGTGTTATTTTATACTTACTACCCTGTAACAGAATAGGCTTTCTCTTTGAAGTAGTTTCTATCACATACCATTTACCATCTTCAAATTTAGCAAGTCCAAAGCTATGACCAACTTCTTTATTATTCTGTGTTAGATAACCTGTTGCATTGAACACTCTTTCAGGATTAACACCACAGATGTTACAAGCAGTAATCCAAAGAATTGTAGAGTCCTCACAGTCACCAAGTCTACCATAGTATGTCTCAGTCGGCATTCTCCAGTTCTCACCAGCCTTACCAAGTCTAGACACGTCAGTTTCATACTTACAAATATCACAAGACAAATCCCTTAGTTTAATAATTAA